CAGCATGGCGGGGGTGACGCCGGTGCGCTCCGCGATGGTATTCTTCACAGTCTCCACGTCATCGAAGGGATGAGCGGTGCTGGGAGCGTCCCACTTGTCGTCGCCTGTCAGGGTGAAGTAGTTGGTTTCCTTCCACGCGCCGGTCGGGTCGTAGTTGTAGGTGTAGTCCACGCCGTTCGCCTTGATGACGATGCCGCAGTTGCCGTTCTCCGGGAACAGGAGCTGCATCCGCATCCGCTCGCCGACAACCAGCGCGCCTTCGACCAGCTGGTCCGCGTCGTCGAAGATCCTGGCGATGATGCTCTGGGCGTACTTGTCGTTGCTGTCCAGCGCGCGCAGGATATCCTGACGGTCCTTTTCCTTGATCTTGAAGCCCTCCCGGAAGAAAGGCATCTCAGTCTCCAGCTTGCTGACGCCGATCCGGTCGCGGTAGGTCGCCTGGGCGTCAAACGCGCTGGGCATCAGGGAAATCGGCAGGCCCTTGCTGCCCTTAATCCACGCGAGGTCAAGTCCGGCTTTCTTCTTCGCGGGGAACAGCCCTTCTCCCATGTAGGGAATCCGGTTGCTCGCAGTCTCGGTGTAGTGAACCGCCAACGCTTCCGGCGTGAAAAAGCTCATGAAATCCATATTTCTGTCTCCTTTCCTCTGACGTCCGGCCTCTCAGCCGGGCGTCTTTATTTTATTTCCATCGGCACGGGCCACTGCACGTGTCTCAGCAGGTGCCCGCATGCGACTCTGGCGTCGCCCATAATCTTGTACTCGGAGCATCTCGCCAGTTCGCAGAAGTACAGGTCCTCACTCAGCATGCCCCTGTTCTTGTCCCCGTAGTTCACCCAGTCGTACCATGGATACGGTACCTTCCGGAAGACCTCCGTCGCGATCAGCGCGCATCCCATGCCGCCGCCGTGAATCTGGAACTTCCTGACGCCCTTCGCCTTCATGGCCTCCATCTCCGCCGCCGTGTACTCGGACTCCAGCGGGTAGTGGTAGTACGGGTTGCCGTCCCCGTCCTTCAGTTTGCACAGGCAGGTCCGTCCGTTGTACAGGTTGTCGTTGCCTCTGTGCGCGTAATAGCCGAGGCAGATCGGTTCCGGGTCTTCCAGCATCAGCGTCAAAGCGTCTTTCGGAAGCACCACGTCGTTGTCCACCATCAGCACATAGTCCGCGCCGCAGTCCAGCGCCTTCTGAGCGCATCTGTTCCGCGCGGTGGCGACGTCATAACCCCGTACGGAGTCGAACAGCACCTCATGCCCGCCCCTGTCCAGGTCCCAGATGCTTCTGTAAGTATCCGGGTAGATGGTTTCAAAGGTCGGTACGGCTACGAGAATCTTCATAGGTTCATCCTTCCCGGTACCTGTTCAGGTACTCCACGCGGTACATGTTCCGGTCCGTAAACCAGTTCCTGTTCCCGCAGTAATGTACGATGCCGGGGTTGTCCGTGAACCCCGTAGGAGCGCTTTCGTTCCACCGGACGTCCACCGGAACCGCCGTGTCCTTCGTCGCGTATCGGTTCCACGCGTCCTGGTCCGCGAAAGGCTGCGGCACGGTGTTCAGGTAGTCCTGCATGGGCTGCTCGATCCTGTCCCTTCGCATCTGCTCCAGGTTAAGTACCGCCACGCCCATGTTGTAGTAGGGAGCGTCCCCGAACGGCCTGTACCATGTCTGTTTCTCCGGTACCGCGCCGAGCCATCTCCCGGTCAGGTCTGTTTCCCACAGCCCCTTCAGGCTGTCGCACACGATGGTGTCAATGTCCAGATGGATCACCTTCTCCACCGGCAGGATGGACGGGTACCGGACCTTCAGCAGGTTGATGTACTTGAAGTCGTTGTTGTAGTTGACTCCGTCCTTCGGGAACCATGTCTGCCCCGTTACGTTGATGACCTCGGCGGGCATCGGGAGTCCGAACGGCAGCTCATCGTCCTCCGCCAGGATGAATACCCGCGCCTCAGGATTATGCTCCGCCAGCGATCGGATCGAAGGCAGGGCCCAGAAGTACACATGGTGCGTCATGGCGTATACGATGTTCATCCGCCGCGTCCCCCGCTATCAGGTCGTTTCGCCGGTCGCGCCGGTCGCTCCGGTGGCCCCGGTCGCGCCCTGTACGCCGATGTTGGTGCGGAACACGATGCCGGGCAGAGCTTCGTACAGCGCGCTCACATAGGTCACGCCGCTGTGGCTCTGAGCCTTGGTGCTGTCAATGATGCCCTGGACAACTGCGGCCCCGTTCGGGTCCGCCGCGGTGTCCACATCGTACAGCAGGATGCCGACCGCTCCGCTTCCGGTGGTGCTCGCGCCCGCGTCGGTCAGAGGCGTACCGGCCTTCACCACGGTGGTGGTGCCGCCGTCGGGTGCCGCGACCTCGATCGGAATCGCGTTAAAGTCTTTGCTGGCAAGAATCTCGACTCCGCCAGCCAGCGTCTTGTTCTGGAACTTCATGGTTCTCTCTCCTTTCTCACTTCAGATAGTGGCTCATAACCGATTCGAACTGTTTGGCTCCCTCGGTGTTCGCCTTTGCCATCTCCTGCGCCAGCTTCACGTTGGCTTTCTCCGCGCTGTCCCCGTCGTCCTCGTTGCCGCCTCCGCCGGGTCTGTGCGTGTCCTTCAGCAGTTCCTTCCGGATCTTCTCCGTCAGAGTCTCCTGGTGCCGCTTCTGGATCTCGAGCACGGTCTTGACATTGCCGTCCGCCAGCGCGTTCGCCACTTCCTGGGCGTCCTTCTCGCTGTATCCCATCCCCAGATAGGAGTTCTTGTATCCGGCAATCGTGTTCTCCCTCCGAAGGCTCTCCAGTTCCTCCTGGAGTTTCCGGACGTTTTCCGCTTCTTCGTCCGCCTTGCGTTTCTCCGCGTCCTGGGTTTCCCGGAACTTCCGTTTCCAGTCCGCCGCTTCCGAGTTGCTGTCCGTCAGGCTCTTCCGGAGTTTCTCAATCTCCGCGCTCCTGTCCTCCGGCAGGCTGATGTCCTTCAGCGCGTCGTTGACCTCCTCCAGCGTCATGCCTTCCTTCCACGCGTCTCCCAACAGTTCGCTCAGTATCATATTGCCCTCCTGCGTTTGTTCAGGCAGTTCCCTCTGCCGTACGTTCTGTTTTTTGGTCTTGTCCTGACCATGATGCGATTAACGTCTTCCCTGACGTATCTCATCAGCCGTCTCCGGCTGTTGCGACCTCATGCCCTCGTGTACCAGCACCGGCATCTGTAGTGTCTCGGAATCCTCGGTGCTTCGCTGACGCGGAACACCTTCCCGTCGTCATCCCTGCACTCCCCGCAGGTCTTGCTGTCGTCGCAGGCGTTGTACCGTATCAGCTCAGAGATCTCCTGTACCCGCTCCGGCTGCTCGCCCTCTTCTCTCCGGACAGCCTCCAGAACCTCCGTGTACGCCTCCATCTGAACCGCGCCCATAATGTCCAGTCCGACCTGTGTGCTCTGGGTCAGCAGCAGGCTTGCCGCCGACCGCGCCACATCCTCCAGCATCGTCCTGTCCTGCGTCTCTCTCGCTGTCAGGATCCCCTCGACCAGACGCAGCCGCTTGCGCTCCAGCTCGCTCTCGTACACGTACCGGGTGACCGGGTCGTACCCCTTCAGCCACCTGTCCACGATCTCCGTCCAGTCCTTACGCGGTGCCTCCGCTCCGTACTGCACGTACACCCACTCGTACACCCACTCGCACAGCTCCGCGTAGGCTCTCCGGTTCGCCCTGTCCACCCTTCGCCAGATGGACTCGGTCAGTTCGCCCGCCTGGATGACGTTCAGTTTGTCGAACGGGGCCAGCGTGATCCGGTTGAACTCCTGCCGTATCCGGCGTCTGGCAGTCTCGACGAAGGCGTCATATCGCTTGTAAAGCTCCTCCTGCGTTGCCACCCTCGTCTACCTCCTCAGGCGACCATTTCTCCATCTGCTCGTTGTAGTACTGCTCGCTCATCTCGTAGGCGCTCTCCGGGTCGGAGAACATGCCGCAGTGCTCGAACGCCAGTTTCGGGTGGATATGCCCGTTCGCCAGCATGCCGGTCAGTACCTGGCTCTTGCTCTGAATGTTCTCGTAGTTGCGCCGCGTGAACTTCATGTCGATGTCGCTCTGCTTCAGCCCCAGTCCGGTCAGCTCTCCGCAGATCCGCAGCACCAGCTTCAGCATCCGCCGCTCGCTGCGCTTGAACATGTGCTCGAAGTCCTTCGCCCGGCTCTCCGCCGTCTCCCAGCCGTCCCGGAAGATAACCGCGCTGCCCGTGTCGCTGGTGCTCGTCCCGCCGTTCCGGTTCGGGATCCCGCAGATTGTCAGGATGGTCTGGTACAGATCGTTTTTCAGCGTCTGCGTCTGCGTCTGGTCCAGATCGCTCTTGACCGTGTCCACATCCGCGTTCTGGCCCTGAACGCTCTTGATCATGATCGCGCCCAGCTCCCGCACCTGCTCCATCGTCTCCCGGTCTATCGAGCAGTTCACGAACTTCAGGAAACTCTGCACCGTCTGCTCGATGGCGTCCAGCCTGTTGCTGGTCACGTTGTTTAGCGCGTCCAGAAGCCCGAGCACGATCTCGAAACTCCCGATTCTTGCCCGGTTCGCCGGATACTCGAAGATCGGTATCATTCCCAGAAGATGAGGCTCTGAGTGCATCACCTCTCCGCGTCCGTTCAGGATGTCCCCGACCTTGCCCCGGATGGTGTACGCCTCGCTGTCCGTGTACACGTCCACCACGTACCCGTCCTTCGTCTTGAAGTACGTCCCGCCCAGAATCGGCTCATTCCCAAGGTACGTGCTGTACGCCACGAACGTGTGCCTCGGGTCCAGCGTGTACATCTCGAAGGGACTCTCGTCCTCTTCGCCCTCGTCCGGCAGCACCATGCGGTAGCTCGTCCCGCAGATCGACTGCCACTCCACCATCTCCTGGTCCTGACTGGCCTTGTCCTCCGCGAACATGTAGTCGTTCAGCGCGACGATGCCCTCCGGTACGCCCGGGTTGTTGTTCCGCCCGACGTACATCACAGGTTCGCCAACCCTGTATCCAACATTGAAGCTCACGATCTCATTGGCGACGTTCACCACGATCCGGTTGTTAATCTCCGGGCGAATCTCCTTTACCCTCAGGAGAATGGGCTGCTTGCCCCTGTAGTAGTCCCACAGGTACCGGATCTCGTTGGCGTTCTGCATGTGGACCGCCATCGCCTGACCTATCGCTTCCCGGATGTTACTTCCGTCAATCTTCCTGTACGGCAGTTTAATCATCCGCCGCCCGAACAGGTTCTGTCGCGGTCCCGTCTGCCCGCGTACCAGCGTGATGTCCGCTACCTCGCCCATGCTCCATCGCCTCTCTTCCCGGTGCTGATATGCTAAAAAACCGCGCCCCAGGTTGCTGTCACAGCCAACCAGAGCGCGGTTGAACTTTCTCCGGAACTGTGCGGAGTGGCTGAATCTCCGCGCAGCCCGACAATGAGGAGGAAAACGTGCCGTCCATCGGGTCACCACTCCCGACACACCGCAGCCCCGCAGGCTCCCACAAACCTGCGGATAACCCATGGCCTTACGAAGCGCGCGGCGGGGAGTGTGTTCCGCCGTTTACTCCGCTGAACCCCATGCCTACATTATATGGACAGCCCCCTGCCCTGTCCGTGCCGTTAATTATTCCCACGGACAAACTTGCCCGCTTTTCTGCGGTCAGACCCGGTCAGCCCCCGGTTCCGCCGCAACTTTGTCATCACTTGGCATTACTTTGCATCATTTCAGCCTCACCTCAGCGCCCCGCTCCCGGTCCTTTACATCCCGGAAGTCCTCGTTCCCGCACACGTACACCGCGAAGCACCACAGGATTACCATCAGGATGTCCGTCACCATCTCAACCACCACCTGTCAGAACGGTCTTCTGAACGCCGTCACAGTCCCGCCGCCCATGTTCTCCAGGAATATCACAGCCATGCTCAACCCGTCAGGAACGTCGTCGTGCGCGTTCTTCGATGTCATGCTGTACCCCAGCAGCATCGTCATCATCCGCTTGTAGTCCTCATTGCGCCGGTACATACTCGCGTCAAGGAACAGGCACCGCTCCTTGACAGCCGGGGAGTTTGTCACGATCTTCGTCTCTTTGTTCTGCGTTGTCGGAACCGTCGTGATCTTCGTGAACCCGCCCAGCTCCTTCACCCGGTTCTGTACCTTCTCCGCGATGTGCCAGCCAGCGCTGTTGCTCTCGAACTGCGCGATCTTCACCTTGTGCTTGACCAGCATGACCGCCAGCCGCTCCTCCACGATCTGAGGATCCCCGTTGTCGCATACGCAGTCAGCGATGTAGCAG